CACAAACTGGTACTCAGCATAGTCTTTGGCTGTGCCGGTTCCTAAGGACTCACGTAGTTCCTTAATCTGTTCACTTAGCTTTTGGGCTAAATGATCCAGGTATTTATCAATCATTTATTATCTTCCTTGCCTGTAGTCTGGCGACGTTGTAAGGACATTTGCTCTCTAGACTTAGCGATATCAATACCAAGTCTGGTTCCTTCCATTTCAGTACGTGCAGCCAACTCTGTAGCATCTTTCTCTGATTTAGCTTTAACTTGCATTTGGGCAATAGCTTCTTGAGACATGATGCGTGCTTTTTCAAGTTCAAGTTGGTCAGCTTTAGCAGCGGCGTCAACGGCAATCTTCTTACCTTTGAGTTCAACTTCTTGCTGTTTGATCTGGAGTTCTTGTTGCTGCATTTGAACAATCGGATCTTGCTGGGCTTGAGCAGCCTGCTGTGCTGCAATCTCGTTTTGATCTCGTTTGAGGAGAATCTGTGAAGCTTGCGCAGCCATTTGAGAAATACGTACTTCCATTTCTTCTGGCATTTCTTTCTCGTCTTGATCGTCGTTTGGATGATATGGCAACTCCATACCCATCGTCATTTCCATCTGCTTACGATACTCGAATGCAACGTGCTCATTAATATGCGCTAACATCGCCGCTTGAATTTGCTGAGCCATTGGGTTTTGACCAACTAACTGAGCAATCTTTGGGTCTTGCATAGCTGCCATATGCACAGTAATGTGTGCCTGATGATCTTGGTATAGGAATGCTTTTACCGGTTTTATCATCAGTATGTCTTGGTTTTCGCTGACCGGATCCGTTGGTTTCTGGTCTTCTGGAAGCTTAACTAGTCTTTGTGCGTTCTTAATACCAAGCACGTCAAGCATCTGACGATGTAGTTGTGGCAGGTTATAAATCTGTGGTGCTTGTTGGGCTAATTGAATAACAGCTTGATACTGCACGATCTTTTGCGCCATTGTTGCAGCGTTTGGGTCTGATACAGGAATGACGTCAACATCATCGTAGTCCTCTTTCTTAGCACGGGGTGTGCCTTCGACTGGAACATAGCTGTAGGTATCTGGAGTGTAATCCCTAATAATATCTCGAAGTAACCGAAGCTCCTCTTTAAATGAATAGTGGATGCGGGCTTGTACAGCGGACATTACTTTTAATGTACGCTCCAGAATTGCTAGGGTAGTACCAACTGGGGCCTGTGAGCTCATGTCGCTAATCTGCAAATCTGCTGCAGACGCAAAGCGTCGACCCTCTTCAATAATCTTATCAAGCAAACCGGACAGAACCAATGAAGGCTCTTTGTACGGCAAAGGCATGATGTTGTCTCTCATTGTTCCGCTAGGGACATCAACGTCTCTAAACTCTCCAGGAGCTATCGGCGTGTCGTCGCCTTTGACTCGCAAGCCACGGGTCTTAAAGCCACCTGGCAAGTTGCTAAGTGAGCCGGCATCAACCAACTGACGGAGGATAGAAGTGCCTGACTTAGCAAAAGCCCCGATAAGATGAATAAGACCAAAAGCATAGAAGCCAAAGCCAGGAATATAGGGGTAGTGAACAAAGTGATTACGTTTCTTTTTATGCTCATCTTCAGGTCTCCAATTACGACGGATCGCTAGAACCGTGCCGTTAGCCTTCTCGATAGTGACGATATAAGGCAGTGCAATCCCAGTAGGTTCTCCATCTTCATCTACATCTTCGTAACCTGGGAGATCAAGGTCAACTTGCATTTCTAAAATTTTGTAGCGGTCGTCGGTGGTAGCTCTAAAGCCCATCTTTTCCGCAATCTTCTTCTCTATTTCATCGAAGCTATCTACTGGCTCAGGTAGCTCAATATCACGCCAAAACCCAGCAACTTGTAGTTTGCGTACTTCATTAATCGTCTTACGCATTATGTGTGTAACACGTGGCGAGCTAGCTAAATCAACTGCGCCGTAAGGAACAACTAAGTCTTCAGCAGGAACAAACATACTTACTTGTCGGCCCATGCTTGGATCAAAGTAGACTTTCTTAAACGCATTACCAGATAAGCCTAAGCCCCATAACATGCGCTCATGCTCAGGTCTAAACTCAGGCATCTTGTCAGTTAATTGGTAGTTCATGTCATCTTGGACACGAGTAGCTGCTTGTTTCTTCTGAGGGGTCTCTTTACCAATAATCTGTGTCTTAACCGGACCTTGCGCTGGGAAGGTCTCCATAATAGTCTCGGACTGAAAGCGAACAAGTGTCTCGGAAAGAAGTGGGTGGTACACACCACAAGCACCTGGCCATGGCTCAGTACGCTCTTCAATCTTCATTCCCAACAACTGCAGACCATCTACATAAGTTTGCATCCAGTCTTTGCGTGAGCTAATGTCATCTTCAAAGTCACCAACTAAATCGCCAGCAAGCTCAGTTAATTCACCTTCACTTAAGTATTCAGCAAGGTTGTCGTCAAAGCCTTCTTCATCTTCGGCTTCTTCAATTCGTAGGATCGGCATACCATCAATCCCAATTTCTACTGACTCTGGGTCCTCAATAGTAATATCCAACACCGGCTCATCTGGGTTCTCTAAATCTTGAACACCTAGGGGCGCTGCATACAAACCTTTATCAATTGACATACTTTTTTCCGTTCTTAAACATTGTAGTAACCTTGGTTCCTACTGCTTCTAAAATATCTTGGCTCGTCTTCCTCGTCTGTATCGAGCTGTATAAAGCCACCCCGTCTAAACCGCAACATTGCTTGGCTCATCGAGTCAACTAAGTCATCATGCTCACCCGAAGGGAACGAAGCGACCTCTTCTACTAACTCATCAGCCCAATGCGTATTAGGCACCCAAACTCTACCACTTGCAAATATATCAGCAACTGAGTTCAAACGGGCAATTTTATCGCTACCCTTTGACGGTGTAAATTCCTGTACCGGTATGCCCATTGCTCGTAATTCAAAAACTAGCGGTGCTCCTGACGCCTTTGCTTCCACAATCAAACTATCTGGATCCCAGTTCTTGTACTGCTCATAAGCTTTTTGCTTTAGTTCTGGAAACTCCATCCGTTGTTTAAATGAGTTTAGTAGGATTATATTCGCTACCATGATGCCACGCTCATTTTCTTGGTAAAAAACTCCCCAAGTTGTGCATGCGCTGTAATCGCTTCGCTCTGTTTTTAGGAAGGCCGTATCCCAAGACTGAATTAGAAACTCACAAAACGGTGGGTCTTCGTGCTCCCATATCTTCCACCACTCACGCTTAATAATAGCGCTGACATCTGAGGTGGGTTGCTGCATGTACTGCGCCATCCACTTGCCATTAGGCAACTCTTGCTTCAAAGCAAGTAGTTCTTGTAGTTTCCAGAACTGAGGCCATAGCGGTAAGCCATCAGGCAAAATTGCAGGAAATTCAATGACTTCCCACTCTTCTCCAGACCTTTGTTGTGCTGACTTAACGACCTGACCGGTTAGGTCTTTCTTACTCCACCGGGTCATAACCATAATAATCGCACCGCCTGGTTGCAGACGCTGACGTGGACCAGACGTATACCACTCGTAAGTCTTGTCGTAAATCTCTGGGTTGTTCTCGCTTAGGGCTGCTTCTTGTTCTGAGTGAGGGTCGTCAATAATGAGGATATCTGCGCCTTTACCCGTAACCGCACCGCCCACACCGATAGCAAAATAGTCTCCCCCTTGGTTCGTTGCCCACCGCCCAGCAGCTTTAGAGTCAGCCTGAAGTCCAACTCCTGGGAAGATAGACTTATATAGGTCGGAATCCACCAAATTACGGACTTTACGTCCGAAGCCAACCGCAAGCTCCGCTGTATGACTGGTTTGAATAACTTTCTTTTTAGGGAATTTACCCAAAAACCATGCGGGAAGTAAATATGAAGCGAACTCAGACTTAGTATGACGAGGAGGCATATTAATGATAAGTCTTCTGCATTGACCATTTGCTACCCTTTCAAAAGCTGCTGCCATTTCACTATGGTGGGCCCCATCAATAAAATCAGGCCACACTCGGTGCACAAAATCCATAAAATGTTCTTGGCAACTCTCTTTTTGTTCTACTTCTACTGTTGCATCTAATGTAGTTAACCACGTACGAAGCTCAGCTTCCGTCATTTTGTCGAGATTTTGCTCGAGTTTTAACAGATCGGCGTCTGATAGGGTCGGTTTTTGGGCTACTTCGCTCATTTAACCTCTTTAACGTCCACGTCTACTACTTCTTCTTGGGCTTTTAACTGGCTAAGTCTTGTTTCTGTGGCGTTTAACTGGGGTTCTACCGATTTTTGCGTGAGTAAACGTATTCTTTCCTTGATAGCAGCCCGGAGTTCATCACTTGTTTGGTGTGTAATTGTGATTTCTGAGCGTTCTGTGAACAAATCCGACGCTTTTCCGATCAATTCGACCGCTTTTATGGCTATTTTGTCATCATCGCTCTGACTCATTTCTAATAAACGGTTGATTGCGATGTTTCTAAGCTGTATTTTGTCCTGAATTACCTGCTTCTCATAGTGATTTATGTATCCACCGAGGGCTAGGGCAATCCCTACTTGCTTTAATTCGGGTTCTGTCTGTTTACTTGCGTCGTTTTTATCATCAACAACCTTCATCTTGCTAAACATTTCCCTAGCTTTAGCTTGATCTTCTTCTGTAATGTCGTCGTCCATGCCTAATTCTTTTAGAAGCATAGCGGTATTCCCAGCAATCTGGGCACGGGCAGTGAAACTCCCACCAACATCTGGTTGAGCTTGTGCGGGTATTGGTGTATCGAGGTTTGGCTCGATGGGTACTTGCATGTGACCTTGTTTGAAGGTTTAGTTAAGCGGAGTGTACCACATCTATTTGGGGGCGCAAGGCCCCCGGTTTTATTTCTTAG